GGTAGTCAAGCTATGGCAAATCCAGTTACCACTTGGATTACAACTGAGAAAAACAAGATTGTTGAGTATCAAACTAAAAGTTGGGCTGATAGTAAAGTACAATGGTCTTCAACTAAAGAATCAATAGTAAATCTATTTACAAAGGTAAAAACTAATGTTACACAAGATTAGTGATTTTTGCGACAAGATTGATACTATCAAAAAGATGTCAGATGACCTTAGAGATTTGAAATATAAAAACCCTAAGTCAATCGACAGAGATTTGAAAGTACAAAATCTAATCGACACTATACAAGCAGATTGTTTATTGGTGTCACACGATAAATCAAATTATGGCAAAGAAGAATAAAAAAGAACTGGTAGGATATTACTTTGACGGTAAAACATCTTACAAAATGTATAAAGATGAAAATGGTGAACCATCACAAGAAATCTGGAAAGATAAAAAGGACAATAATTATGGCGACTATTCTGGTATTGACCATGACAGCTTGCCAAACAAACAAAAAGGGAAAAAATGAAAAAAAGTGGAATCCTACGTTTAGTATTCTTAGGACTATTATTACCGGCACTAAGTAATTGTACAAGTATGAATAAGTCTCATGTCGGTGCATTTGCCGGTGGTTCATCAGCTACAGCAGGTTGTACTGCTCTAGGTGTAACTGACCCTTATTTGATTGGTACATGTGCTGTTGTGGGTGCTTTTAAAGGCGCTGACTTATTATACAATTCAGATAAAGATGTACATAACGCAGTATTCGTAGACCACTTAAACACAAGTCCTACATACGGACAATCATATTCAAACTGGTTTAATCAAAAGACAGGTAACAGTGGCAACATTAAAATAGTTAGAACCTATACACAAGGTCCTATTAAATGTAAAGATTACAATTCAACAGTAGATATAACAAATTCTTGGCCCTTGGTTGGTATTGGTGGTGTCAATAGGTCTATGACCTTTGGTACTGCCTGCCAATTACCTGATGGTCAGTGGATAGAGAAGCCATAATGCCAGAAAGTAGATTAAAAATTTATAAAAGAAACAAACTAGAAAGAAAACTAGATGAATACAACCACACAATGGAATTGATAAGAACTATTGTTCCACTAATAGTGTTAGTTTTACAGGTAGTTATCTTAATAAAACTTATATGAGTATAGAACAGATAAAAAGATTAGAAAAAGAAATAGAAGAGGCAGAAGAAGAAAAAACTTTTACAAATAATCAGGAGAGGCTTGACTTCTTAGATGAAACCATATATAATACTAACCAATCAATAGAAAGTTTAAAAAATGCGAGACCCCAGAAGTAGTTTAAGAGTTTATATGTATCTAACAGTGATACTATTTGCTGTACTATTACTATCAGGTATTGCACAAGCAGAAAAAGTTACTGTACCTAAGATTACAGTTATAGAACCATATGAAGTTGGTGGTCAATATTGTTTCATAACGGTAAAGATTGAACAAGAGGGAGATAATATCGTTAAGAAAGAAGTTTTGGAGTGTGCTGATGGTAGAAAGAATCCAACAATGCCTGGTTATTGGGACTTGTTTGCTCAATTCTATTACCATGATACTGTACAACCAAAATATTGTCGTAAGTATGCACGACCAGGACATGCGTTCAAATCATTCGGAACCGTATGTCTTAACAGTAACGGCGAATGGGAGGTACAATAATGATTAAAAATATCATTATAATTGCCTTGTTAGTTATGCTCTACCAATCTGGTTTAGTTGATAAACAAGAGGTTTTGGCAATAGTCCAATCCACGCTTGACTTTATCCAAGAACTAGTGTATGATGTAACCAACAAAGCATAAAAGAAAGAAGAAACTATATGATGAAAAATGTGAAAGTAATTGGTCTTGTTAGTATGATGGCTTTAATGTCAGCATGTTCGACCAACACTTACAAGATAGTGAAAGAAGATAAAGAGAGGTTGACTACTGTACCTAAGTGGTATATGGCTGACTTTAATGAGAAGAGGGCTTGTGATATGTCGTTTATGGCAGACAACGGCCTTATTAAAACAGACACAGATGGCAAAGTATGTATCTTTGGTGTCGGAACTGCTGTTTCTCCTGACCTTAATCTTGCAATAGAGAAAGCTAAGATGATATCAAAAGCTGAATTAGCTGATATTATTAAAGGCGAAATGAACAAACAATCAAAACAATTTATTACCGAACTTGGCAAGAACCAAACTAAAACTGTAGTATCAGATGTAGAATCTACTTTGGTTAATATAATCAAAAATACTAAAGTGAGAGGTTATGAAATCTTTGAACAAGATGTTACAATGACTAGTAATGGTTATTATAGAGCATGGATTGGTTTAAGATTACCAATGGGCGAGTTTAATAAAATGTTCCACTACACGATTGAAGAAGCAACAGACAGTTACAACATTAAAGCTGCCTCTTCTGAAGCGTTTAAGAAAGTAGTTGAAAACTCAGAGAACACAAATGTCCAGTAATATAATAATATATTCTAAATCTAACTGTGTGTACTGTAACAAGGCGAAAGCATTAGTGAAGAACCTTGGCTTAGAATACACAGAAAAGACTTTAGAATCCTTTGAAAGTCCAGAAGCAATGCTAGAAGATATTGGTAAAAATGTGAGACAAATGCCTCAGATTAAAATTGATGGTGAACTGATAGGTGGTTATAACCAATTAGTAGAACACTTTAGCAAAATGGGTAAAGTTAATTTCAAAGGAGAAGTAATCAGTGAGTGATGACAAAGGTAACCTCATATTCTTTCCAACAAATAAAATAGTACGTGAAGTTAAAACCGATAAACAAGGTTTTAAAGAAGCACAAAAGATTAAGTCTAAACAGACACAAGAGTTTGTTGAACATACTGTTGATGATATTGCTTTTGACTTATTACGTAAATTTGTTGACGCTGGTGTTCGCACCAAGAAAGATGATTTTACAAAAGACCTTGCTATCGTAATAGATAGTGTCAGAGGATTATTGTATAGGGATTTTGAGATGGCACATCCAGCTCAATTATTAGGTAACAATATGGTAACGTTAAAGACTATGAGTAACGGAACACATAAGAGTGCCAAAATAGATTACGGTATATTTTTAGGACCAAAAAAAGAAACATTGTCTAAAGATATAAAAGAGGAACTGAATTTCCTCCAAGAAGGCGGTGATATTTTTACGCCAGATGACGATTTAAAATAAAGAATTCAGACGAGGCAACTACAAATGTACGCTTTCCTTGTCGAATAGTGGAGACTTAACTCATTGAAAGGAGTATCAATAATGATACAATATATTATGAACAAACTAAAAGCTAACACACAAGGAGAAAATGTTATGGCTAAAGCAACAAAAACAACGCAAGTAAGAAACTTGCTTACAAAAGGTAATTCAGTAACTTGGAAAACTCTAAGAGCTAAATTTGACCTAAGGTCACCAGCACAAATGGTTGGTAAACTAAGAAACGAAGGTATGATGATTTATGAAAATAGAACATCTGCTGGTGTATCTTACAGAGTAGGAACACCATCAAAAGCTGTTATCGCAGCTGGTCAAACTGCTTTATTTGGCAAACAAGGTTACGCTGTTTCAGCATAATCTAGTTAACTAAAATTTAGAGGCGGAGTTCCTATTCATTCTTCGCCTCTATTTTAACCCCTAATTATGAAAGAGTAAGTATGAAGTATTTTAAAGTACAAAATGCCTATAAGAAAACCTTTAGTGCATTTACAACATTGGAAAGTGAAGAAATGAACGTAACCAATCCCGTATCTTTTATAGAAGAAGAGATTTACAGATGGGGTTACGTAATCGTTCAACAACCAGACAGCAAAGATATTGTTGAGTTTAAAGATGAAATTAAATCAGATAGTGAAGAAGGTTATTTTAACAGTGATGACTATGAGATGGAAGAGGCTCACAGTGACGACCATTGTTCCACTTACTGGAGTGATTTTGAAAATATAACAGAAGATGAAGTAGATTCTAAGTATGAAGAAAACTCAGATTGGTCTCATTGGGGTTATGGTCCTTTAGATGGCAACTATGTAATTAACGGTCCTACTACAGTTACAGACGTAACCAGCGAGTACCAAACTGTATAAATAAGCATATGAATAATATAATCAAATTGGAGATATAATCATGGTTACACAAAACCCAAATTTAATTAGCCCAGCGGCTATGAAATCTATGCAATCAACATCAGGTTCAAGTGAACCATTGCTTAGTGAAATTCTAACAAAAGTAAACAACGCAAAAGATAAACCTAAAAAGATTGCAGTATTAAGAGAGAACGATAGTCCTCATTTAAGAATGATACTTAAAGGTGCATTTGACCCTAAAATTGAGTGGGATTTACCAAAAGGTACACCACCATTTATACCTAACGAAGTGCCGATTGGTACAGAACATAGTATGTTAAGAAGTGAATCTAAAAAACTATGGCATTTTATTAAAGGTGCGGATGTAGATACCAAGAGAATCAATAAAGAAAAGATGTTCTTACAAATCCTAGAAGGATTACACATTGATGAGGCAAACGTATTATTAAATACCAAAGATAAGGTTCTTAATAAGAAGTATAAAGGTTTAACCGAATCTGTTGTTAAAGTAGCGTTTGGTTGGGACGATAATTTTGTTAAATTAGAGACAAAAGGTCCATCTTATCCTGTTTAGAGAACAGAAAGAGAACATTTTTCTATAAAACCTCTAAAAATAGTGCTTTTTTACTACAAAAAGTGCTTGCCTTTACTCATTAGATATAGTATAATATACCTATAAATAATAACAAAGGACATATGATGAAAAAACTGGTGATACTATTCTTTACAACTTACTTCCTAACGTGGGCTATGGTGAGTTGCGTTAAAGCAGATGAGTATAACACAGCAGTATTAGGTCATGTAATAACACAAACGGTGTCCGGTAACAAAGTTGACACTTCTGTACTAGAGGCCGAGATGGCTAAAATCTTTCATGCTTTTGCATTAGAAATGACCTCTACATTAGAGAAGAACTTACCAAACATATTAGAAAGTTTGGCTGCTCAACTAAGGTTGGCTGCCGACAGTAAATATAAATGTTCATTACTTAAAGATTCAAAGATTGAAGATAAGGAATGTTCATAAAAACAGAAACAAATATGGCCAAATTAAAAACTAAAAAAAAGATTAGTAAAAAATTCAAAGATGACGTTCCAGAAATACCATTCTTATACGATTTTTATTTGGTATATTGGGAGGACATTCAGTCAAGTGCTGGATGGCATGAAATGAAAGAAATTCAGAGAATGAAACCTGCTATTTGTGTATCGACCGGTTGGTTGGTAAAACAAGATAATAAGGTTCATGTTTTGATGTCAGACTACAATTATGATGACGCTGGTGAGTTGGCAGACGGAGGTGGCACAACAGTTATCCCGACTAAGAACGTAATCAGTAAATTCAAAATTGCAGATTTATAACAACAATATCCTTGGGAGGATTATATAATGAGTAAGCGAAAAACCAAAGAGTTAGACCATCACCTAAAAAACATTATCGGCAAAGTGCCAGATATGTTAAAGAACTTCATAAAGTCAGATGACCAACAACTACTGTATTATTCAGGCGAGTGGGCAAAAGATGTTTATGATAACTTCACAGACAAACAAGCCGAAAAGATATTCAAAAAGATTGAGAAGATTCAACCTGAATTGATGTTCTTTCAAAAGAAACTTCCTGAATTTTCAGATGAAGAAGGCAATGTCTATGGCGGTTACGACTATATTGCTCGTAAGAAGCATATCAGTATGAATAAGATGAAAGTAAGGCGTACTATGGGTAAACCTAATACAAGACTTACGCCAATTTTACCATAAGGAGGCTTTAATGTCAAAAACATTACGTAATATAAAAGAGGGTTTTCAGAAATTCTTTACAGTTGCCGGTGTCATAGCCGTGTTTGCATTGATTGGTTGGGTATCATATGCTCCTCCAATACCGGCCGGCACAGACACAATTACTGTAGAAAAGGTTGTTGAAGAAGTTGAAGAAGTTGAACCGATAGTTGATGTAGAAAAACTATTGATTGCAAGACCAGACTTTGAACACAATAGTAACCAATCATTCTTAGAGAGTGTTGAGGGTTGTATAGTGTACATAGAAAAAACCACGACAGATATACTACCAGTAAACTCAGAACTATTGTTAGCACAGGCGGCTTTAGAGAGTGGTTGGGGTACATCTAGGTTTGCCAGAGAAGGCAAAAACTTATTTGGTGTTAGAACATATGACTTACGAGAGCCTCATATGTTACCATCAAATAATCCTAAGAAATGGGGTGTAAAAGTTTACCAACATGAGTGTGATAGTGTACTACATTACATGAACATACTAAATGATGGTTCTGCTTTTACATCTTACCAAGAGATGAGAGATACTATTGGTATAGATGACCCATTTAAATTGGTAATGACGTTAGACGCATATGCCACAGATAAGAACTATTTTGATAAGGTTAAATCTATAATCAAAAAGATACGTAAGGATTATAGATAAATAGTCCTATGTTAAAAATAATCATTACATTTTTAAGTGCCATTTCTATATCTGTAATAGCCGCTGGTTATTCCATTATGGGTTTGGCCACTTTATTCGCAGGTGCAGTTATACCTATTATCGCAATGGGTACTGTATTAGAAGTTGGTAAGTTAGTTGCAGCTTCATGGTTATATGATAACTGGAACAATAAACTTGTACCAGCGTCTATACGTGCTTATCTAACAATCGCAGTAATCGTACTTGTATTTGTTACATCAATGGGTATCTTTGGTTTCTTATCAAAGGCACACCTAGACCAAGTACAACCACAATCAGGTAATACCATTAAGATTGAATTGATAGATAATCAACTAAACCAACAGAAATTAATTATAGATAGAGCACAGAAGACGTTAACTCTATTAGACCAAACACTTGAAACGTATATTGACATGGAATATGTCACTAGAGGTCTTAAAGAAAGAGAAAAACAGAAACCAGAACGAGAAGCATTAACTCTTGCCATTAATGAGGCAAGTGATAAGATATCGGAATTGAGTGACAACAAAGGTGCCTTACAACTAGCACAAGATAAGATAGAGGCAGAAGTAGGACCTATTAAATATATTGCAGAGTTAATTTATGGTGACGAGGCACAAGACCATTTTGATAAAGCAGTACGTTGGGTTATCATCACATTAATATTTGTATTTGACCCATTGGCAGTATTACTGTTAATAGCGGCCAACATATCTATGAGGACTAGAAGGCATGAAAAAGAACACATTATCGCCGAAGAAAAAGCAGACAAAGAAGGCGAACTCAAAAAAGAAATTAACAAAACCAAGAAACAAAGTCTATCGGCAAAAACTAGAGCTGGAAATCTCAGACGTGAACAAAAAGTTTATAGAGATTTTTTTAAAAAACTAGGCGCTAGAAGTCTAACAAATAGAGACTATGAAGACTTTTTTAAGAAAATGGGTAACAAACAAATCAAACAATTAGGCCTGGATCCTGATGAAATACGTATAAAATCAGACCAGATAATGGATTGGAATGATAAGTCAAATAAGCCATAATAAAGCTTGCCAATTTAACATAAACATGTTAGAATACCTATATTAATGATACACAATGAGGATATAAAACGCATGATGGCAACAACAACTTTAACACCTTTACAGGCACGTAGAATAAGTAACGCAGAAAAGACATGTAGGTCTTCTACTACTGATTGGTCTAAAAACTTCTGGTATGGTGTACTAGAAAAACTTTGTAAGAAATATGGCGCAATGGATTATTTTAGAAAGGCGTCACATTAATGAATATATTTTACGTACATAAAGACCCGGTCAGAGCAGCCAAAATGTTAATCGACAAACATGTTGTTAAGATGATTGTAGAATCAGCACAGATGTTGTCAACGGCACACCGTATGATTGACGGCACTCAGTACACAGGCAAAACTAAAACTAATCGTAACATCAAAAGATGGTTACACCCAAATCCAAACCTAGAAGAAACTTTATACAAGGCATGTCACACAGGACATCCTAGTACAGTGTGGGTAATGGCAAGTGCATACAATTATAACTGGTTATACAGACATATGATTGCTCTTAATGATGAATTCAAATTACGTTACGGCCACATACAAGACCACAAAACAATACAGTTGCTAGAGGGTGCATTAATGTATCCACCTAAAAACATTTCACTAAATGAATTACCTACAGACCCAACACCAGCTATGCCAGACGATTGTAAAATACCAGGTGATGTTGTAGGGTCATACAGAAAATACTACATAGAATACAAACGTGCTTTTGCCTCATGGAAATCACCAGGTGTAATGCCAAAGTGGTATAGTGATGGTTTAAATAAGTTAACTGATATAAAATTTTATAATGGCGGGATACAACATGGTGAAACAATCGGTTGAAATACCATCAGGATAAAATAATAAATACTATCAAAGAATATTATAATGAAGGAGACCAGAAACATGGCGTATAATAGAGAAACAATGATTGAGGCTGTGAAATCACACGCACAAGGTCATATCGACAAACATAAAATTAATGTTGAAATACTAATGGAAAGACCAGCAGGTATTGGTGAACATGGAGATGTACTAACTGAAATTGAAAAAGAGATTAAAGTTATTGCTGAATATGAAGACCAATTAGAAGTAATTGCTAAACATTTTGAAACTAAGGATCCGTTTAAGGTTAAAGTATAATGCCAACTTACGATTTTGAAGATACAAAAACAGGTAAGATTTGGACAGATATGATGTCCATTGCAGATAAAGAAGCATATTTAGCTAAGAACAAACACATCAAACAGATGATTACCACTATAAATATAGTAGGTGGTGTACAAGGCATGGGTTCATTTAAAAACGACCAAGGTTGGGCAGAGAATATGTCCCGAATTGCTGAAGCACACCCTACGAGCAATCTAGGTCAACGTTATGGTAAACCTAGTATTAAAGATGTTAAGACACAACAAGTGATTAAGAAACATGCAGCTAGACGAGTTGCAAAACTAAAAGGATAAAGTAATGGCAGATATACCAGATTATATGAGAGGGTTTGATACGGCAGATGATTGGGGTTTTACTCCAGTATCTAAAGCACCTGAATCTTCAACACAACCTAGTATAGACCCCTCAGTGCTTGACAATCAAACGATTGAAACAGCAAAGATTAAAGAGGATGTTAGGGATATTAAATCTATGATGTCTGAAATTATGCAGATAGTTGCCGAACAAGACGGTGTAACTAAAGAACTTACAGACGAAGATACGTTAAATAGGTTTAAAGAAATTGAAAAGGTAATATTGCCTTTTCTTTACAACTTATCAAAGTCAGAAGAGCCATACATTCATTGGCCAAATAGACAACCTATTATTAAGGCACAGATTGATAAGATACTATCATTAACAAGAGGTAAAACTAAATGAATACAAACTATCAGAAATGTTTAGAAACTATTTTACATCACGAAGGAGGTTACGTAAACCATCCTAAAGACCCAGGTGGTGAAACTAATCTAGGTGTTACTAAAAGAGTTTATGAAGAATGGGGTGGAGCAAAAAACATGAAAGACTTAACAGTTGAAGATGTTGCACCAATCTATAAAAAGAACTATTGGGACAAAGTAAAAGGTGACGATTTACCTGGAGGTTTGGACCTATGTGTATTTGACTTTGGCGTCAATGCAGGACCAGGTCGTTCAGCTAAGTATCTACAAACAATGATTGGTACTGTTGCAGACGGTGGCATTGGACCTAATACTTTAAAATCTGTTGCAGAATATGTAGAGGCACATGGTATTGACAAAGCAATCATTAATTTTCAAAATGCAAGACAAGGTTACTATGAAAAACTAAGTACCTTTGAAACATTTGGTAAAGGTTGGACTAGACGTGTAGATGAAACTACAGCGTTAGCTAAAACCCTTACATGAGAGCATAAACGTCTTTATGATGAGGCACTTAAGCAACAACGTGACGAATTAAACGATATGTATGCTAAAAAAGGCATTTAATTATCAATTAACGCTTGCCATTGAACATATACTATGATATAATATAATTAAGAAATCAAAAATGAAGGTGAATAAATTATGAGTACAGCAAAAAACTTTATACAATTAGACGATACAGTCTTTCCAACTACTAAAGGCAAGAACCAAGGAGGTTTTCGTTTTTACGAAGTAGATGGTAACCATTTTCCCTCTATCACTACTGTGCTTGGTGTACAGAAGAAGCCTGGCTTAGAAGCATGGCGTAGAAATGTAGGTGAAGAAGCCGCTAAATGGGAAATGAATCGAGCTGCTAGACGAGGTACTGCCGTACACACACTAGTAGAACAATACTTAAAAGGTGAAACTCCTAGTGAACGTAGTGTATTACCACTTGGTATGTTTAGGTTGTTAAAACCTTACCTTGACCAAGTTGATAATATTCATGCGTTAGAGAAAATCATGTACAGTAAGAAGTTGACCATTGCTGGTCAAGTGGACTGTATTGCAGAATACAATGGTAAGTTGTCGGTGATTGACTTTAAAACTGCCAACAAAGAACGTGTAGACTCATGGAATGAGAACTATTACATCCAGTGTACTGCCTATGCAATTATGTATGAAGAACTATTTGGCACTAAGATTGACCAAATTGTAATTCTACAAGCTGGTGAAGATGGTTCATGTAAAGCATTTGTCAAACAAAAGGCAGAATATGAGTCTAAACTTGCAGAATCAATTAAGTATTTTTATAAATATTACGAAGAGAAAGCAGGTAATAAACCAAGTTAGTCCTTTCTCTTAAAAGGGGACTTAAATGAAAAAAATCATATCAGGAATAATTATGGGAATGTTTAGTACCATTGCTGTAGCATTGTTTTCGGTGAGTGCAACTGCTGATGAACATTATAATTTTTGGCCTTCAGCTGCACCGATTATATGTGGTCAGACTAAACCTATGTTAGAGTTTTTAGCAGATGATGGCATGATTCCGCTTACAGTATCATTCGGTAAAGTAGATGGTAAAGAAGATGGTGAGATTGCATTTGTTGTTACAATGTGGATGAAACCATCTACAACACAACAGA